GGTATGGTGTGCGCCTATGGGCGTTCATACTTTCGGTTCATCTTCTGCTATTCGTGAGTGGACTTCAACCTGTAAGGAGTTGCATCCTGAATACTTCCCTGAACCGGACGAGGATGAGCTTGTATAACGACAAAACACCGTCAAGGACTTCCCCACGGGGAAGCCGTAGAGCTTGTTTGTGCAAAGATACGAACACCTACTCTCGTGAGTGTTGTGATGGTAGTTTGTGGGCACAAGGTATTGGTACAATATATTTGATTGATGACGAATGATTTTAAGCAAGAACCTTTCTCTTGCGGAAGTGACGAAATCTGCTACTGCGATAAAGCACGGGATTGCAAACGAACCAACCCAAGAGCATTTGCAGAATCTCAAGCTCGTAGCAGAGAACGTTTTTCAGCCGATAAGAGAGCATTTTGGAAAGCCGTTAGCGGTGTCCTCCGGTTACCGCTCCGAGGCTTTGAACGACTTAATAGGTGGTTCTGAAAGCTCACAACATAGCAAGGGTCAAGCACTTGACCTTGATGCTGATGCTTTTGGTGGGTTTACGAATGCTGATGTTTTCTATTTCATCAAGGAGAACCTCGAGTTCGACCAGTTGATTTGGGAGTTTGGAACAAATGAAAATCCGGATTGGGTACACGTTAGTTATAAAGAGTCAAACAATCGTGGCGAGATTCTAATTGCCTACAAAGACCACCGTAGGAGAACAAGATACAAGAGATGGTAAACTACAAACTAATCAAAAAAAACCTCAAGACTATTATTGGCTTTGCCGATAGCGAGTTCTTGGAGTTGCTTATTGCCGTGTTGCACACTTTTCTTTTACCGGCTGCCGTTTGGGCAGAGATAGGTTTTAAGTGGCACATTATTTTCACGGCCATTGCCGGTGGGTTGTTTCAGTTTTATAGCGTAGGAATGCGTGACTTGAAGTGTAGGTATTATTCCACCGTTATAGCAACGCTTGTAGCGTTTCTAACGGTTGAGCAGTATATGATGACCGGCCTGTTGTGGGAGGCACCTTCCCGATTTGGTTGGCTTATAATAGCATTTGCAGCAGTAATTAACCAAGTACGAGTAACCAAGCAATGGAGAGCAAGGAACTGATAATAGCGGTAGTTACCATACTTGGTAGCGGAGCAGCATTTAAGTTTTACGAAAATGTAATTAAGAACAAGCGTGAGTCGGAACGAGAGTTGCGCAAGGAGCAGCGTGAGGAAAGCCCTGAAACTATGTTCCGTGATGACCTGCTCAAGCGAGTAAATGAGATGAGCAGCAGTCTTGAAACTGCTCAAGGGGAAATCTTGCGTTTGACTCAAAAGGTTGCGGAGCTTGAAACGGAAAACCGTTACTTACAACGTGAAATCGATATATTGAAAAGAGGATGATAGAAAGAGTATTTAGTAATTGGAAAACCACCGTTGTTGGTGCAGTTTTGTTTTTAAGTGGTATGTTGCTTGTCGCTTACGACAAAGCAAGTTTAACTGAAGCCGGAGCATTCTTCGGTGTAGCATTTGCATTATTCTTCTCAAAAGACTCTATCAATGGAAAACGACTTTAACGATTTTATCGAGGAACTAACGAATCAAGAACAACCAACCTGTAATTTAGAAAACCCTGACGAATGCGAGGCTTGTGGCTCATAGGCGCAGCCCTGATGGTTCAGTCTTGTGGTGCGCAGTGGCACCTAAAGCGTGCGATTGCAAAAGAGCCGGAGCTTGTACAGGTTCAGCCAGTAATTCTCGACACAACGGTAATAACCGAAATAAAGGTCGCTAAAGGCTTGTTTCAAATCAACAGGGACACTGCCCTCGTTTTAGAACAAGACGGCGTTAAAACGTCTATAAATGTCCTTCACGATACTATTTGGGTAGAAACCACCTGCCCACCGGATACCATAACGGTATCCAAAGAAATTTTAGTACCAAAGATTGTTTATCAAGAAAAGTTGTCTAACTTTGATATAGTTAAGTTAGTTATAATACTAATAATTATAATTAGCTTAATAACCTTCTTTAGAAGGTTAATTAAAGCTAACTAAAATGGGAATAGTAGACACACTTCTTGCGATTGACACTTCAATCCACGCTAACTTCAATGATTCTTCAGCGACAAGCGAAGAAAAAGAAGCAATACGAAGCATAAGCAGACATATCTACAAGCTCATTGGTAAGTATGATATTGAGAAAAGCGAACGCCTTTTAGATGCAATGGACTGATGAAATCGAGATTACCGTTGGTAAAGTTCCCTCTCTCAACGCCTTTTACTCCAGCCGTCATTGGACTTTCCGAAAGCAGCAAAAGGATAAATGGAAGAAAGAAATTGAAAGCGAACTTGACCGTTATGATGTTGTTGCTTACACAAGTGCGAAAGTCAATATCCGTTGCAATTATCGCTACGACCTCGATAATTGTATTATGGTTTCAAAGTTTGTGTGTGATAGCCTTGTTGACTTGGGATTTATTCCTAACGATTCCCCTAAACATATCGGAGAAATTAAACTTGAGTTTGATAGCACGATTACAAAAGATACTTCAATAGTTAAAATATATCTACGTTAGTTCCCTTTAGGTAGATAGTTGGTTGGATAGCCCGGTTCATAGCCGGGCTTTCTTTTTTTATGACCTTTTTTTTTGTGAATCCGAACAATTTATTTAACATTGCTTTGTTCAACCAACAAAAAGTACTATGAAAGAGCAACTAATTAAAATTTACGAAGCGGAGATAGAAGCCCTACGCAGGGAACTCGCAATGACTCGCCAGTTTATCTACCGTGAGTATGAGCTTCACAAGGATATTTCCAACGAAGCCTGTCAAGATTTAATCAACCAATTTATTAAAATCCACAAAAAATGATTTACACAAGGGAACAAATCGAAAATCTCGTGGCCGTTAGTGACCCTGACGGTGTTTACACAATGTTTATTGACCAAGGCCTCTTTGAAGATGCGGCCTACGTTGAGGAAAAATACTTCGAGTTATGATAAAGATACTATCAGCAGAACATCTCAAGAAGATAGACCTTAACCCGTACAACACCGGAGGCTATGTTTTTAACGACTTTGGTGATATCTTTTGCGTTGAGGAAGCCCTATGGTCGTATGATGATTTGCACGACGAAGGCGCACCTTTATTTTACGCCATTCATTGGGAGGGCGATTCCCTTGTTAGTGAAAACGGCACAACAATCAATCCTGTATATTAAAAACAACAAATATGAAAACAGCAACTATCAAGGACGTAATGTTTGAAAGCAAGTGGAACGATTTCAACATTTACAAACTATCGTTAGACAACGGACAATCCGGTTCAATCTTTACAAAGACTTGGGAGCCGAAGGCCGGTGAGGAATTTAGCTACACTTATGACGTAGAGAAATCAAGGTTCAAACGTGTAAACCCTAATAGTAACTTCACCGGAGGCGGTGGAGGCTATAAGCCTTCAGCCGGAGGCGGTGGTTCAAAGGACAAGTTAATTGTCCGTCAAGTAGCCTTAAAAGCAGCCGTAGAGTACGCAGCCGGTATGGGCTTAAAAGCAAATCAAGTTCTGCAAGTAGCAGATATTTTCAACGATTGGGTAAACCAACAAGAAAAGCAGGAAGCACCAACACCTGCACCGGCTCAAGTGCGTGAGCAGGAAGATGACTTACCTTTCTAAAGAAAAATACTCGCAAGGGGTGGGCTAACAACCCACCCTTTTTTTTTATAATTGGGTATGGAAGATTTAGAAAGATATTTACAAGAAGCATTGTGGCGTAAAGACCTTGCGTATAAAGAGTTGGCGGTTGACTATTACCGACTGCAAATTGAATACTCTGAACTACGTGAGCAATACGAGATGATGCTTCGCAGACTTGACATAGGGAACGAAGATGAAGAACACGATTGATTTTAGCAAACTACACGAAGATTTATTAGCGGTACGAGAAGGCCGTGTAAAAGAAGGTTACAAGTTTGGTCACGAAGCCATTGACCAATTCCTTCGATTCAAACCAAAGAACTTTAATATCATACTTGGCCACGCAAACGTTGGTAAAACAAGTTTGACTATTTACCTAATGCTTGTGCTTTCTTTGAAGCACGGTATTAAATGGCTCATATATTCAAGCGAGAACGAGCCGTATTCTATAATGAAAAAGCTCATTGAGTATTATAATGGCGAGGTGCTTGAGAAGCTACCACCGGCAAAGTTTGAAACAAGCCTAATGTACTTGCAGCAGTTTTTTATGATTATGGACATATCCGAACTGCTTACCTACAAAAGCCTGTTAGAACGTGCTCAAGAGGTTTATGACGAGTGGCCGTACCAAGGCTTCTTGATAGACCCGTACAACTCTCTCGCAAAAGATAAGGATGCGTTGTCCGGCCTTACCGGACACGACTATGACTACCTTGCAGCAAGTATGATGCGTATGTTCTGCTCAAAGAATAATGTGAGCATATGGCTAAATACCCACGCAGTAACGGAAGCGTTACGGAGAACCAACAAGCGAGGGCAAAACTACGAAGGCTTTCCAAGCCCACCAATGGCTGCTGATTCTGAAGGAGGCGGTAAGTGGGTGAATAGGGCTTCAGATTTTATGGTGATACACCGGTACTCGCAACACCCTACGGATTGGATGTATAGCCACTTGCACGTTCGCAAGGTCAAGGAGATGGAAACCGGTGGCCGACCAACGGCAATGCAAGAACCTGTTGTGCTTCGAAGCAAGGTTGGGAACGTAGGCTTTGAGATAGCAGGGGTTGACCTCGTAAAGCAGATGCGAGAAAAAAATGACCAACTCACCCTGTAATCCGGTTATTTTTTTTAACATTGAGAATATAACCAACTATTTATACTATGAACATTTTCTATTTACATTCTTGTCCGGACAAATCTGCCCGACTTATGTACAACAAGCACGTTGTTAAAATGATTCTCGAATCGGCACAACTACTATGTACTGCACACCGTGAGCTCGGCAACGACAACGTGCCGTACAAATCCACCCACAAGAACCACCCATCAGCGGTATGGACTCGTTCTGATGCTCACCACTATTATTGGGTATACCTGCATATGATGGCTCTTGGTCGAGAATACACCCGTAGATATGGCCGTAAACATTTGACTATTGAGAAGTGCGAGGAGGTACTTGCTGACCTCCCGCCTAACATTCCAATCAACAAGTTTGAGCAACCACCACAATGTATGCCAGACGAGTACAAATCAGCCGACACCGTTATTGCGTATTGGAATTACTATATAGGCGACAAGCACCGCATTGCTACTGCTAACGATAAACTACTTGCAAGATGAGAACAAGAGAAGAAATACTTGATTACATTCAAAACCGTATGAGTGGGCTTGGCCAATGCGACTGGTACACGCCACTATGTTTTGTTGAAGAAATGAAAAGCCTCGTATACCACGAAAGAAAGAAAAGTGAAGAAGCACACAAAGATATATCTTGATTACTTCAACTATGGCCTTGAGGACTTCATACCTTGCGAGGTATGCGGTTCCAAAGCCGTAGATATCCACCATATTGAGGCACGAGGTATGGGAGGCAACAAGAAGGCAGATACGATAGAAAACCTAATGGCCGTATGTAGGCCTTGCCACGTTAAATATGGCGACGTGCCGAGCAAGAAGCAATGGCTAAAAGATATACACAATAGACTACTATGATTATTATAGAACAAAGGCAATCGATTCAAGACTTTTGGGACAAGGTTTGTAAAGAGAACAACGTACAAAACAACAGGCAGCGTTACAATGTAATCCACCGCCACGCTTTTGCCGTGGCTTGTTTGGACAACACGATGCTTTCAATGAAAACCATAGGTAGTATTATCGGTAGAGACCACGCCACCGTTATCCATAGCAGAAAGAACCACAAGTGGAATGCGATTCACGATAAAACATATATACGCCTTTATCACTTTTTCTCGCAAGAAGTAGGAAAGTGTGCTGAAGAATATGATGCCGGTTTGCAGGAAGTTATAAGCAAAAGGGTTGCAACGGTTGGCGACGACTCTTTGGTCGGCCAGTACAAGGATAGCTATGAACGTAAAATAAAGCGTTTACAGGACAAATATGAAACGGAGCTTGAGGTTCTTCGTCACAAGTTAAAAGCCACTTCAAAAGCCCTTAAAAGGGCTGATGAAAGAAACGTGGTTCTCAATGATATGTGTTCAAGATATAAAAACCTATTATGAAACAAATGGAACAATTCCTACGCATAGCCAATGCGAGGTTAAGAAAGAGATACCCTTTCAAGAAACAAAGAAAGGCTTGGGCAGCCAAGATGTATGTAAGATGGCTAAAGCGGCAAGATTCTTAATTCGCGAATCGCGAACCTGACAAAAGATTGTACAAAGTAAGGCTATAACCTTACGAAACCTTTAACACCAAAGAGAAATGAAACGAGAAGAATTATTAAATCAAGTCGCAGAGAAACTTGAGAGATGTGAGTACACACCAATAGTAACCACTAA